TTAACAATAACAATGGTTTGTGTCACATCCGCGTTCAGCCCCGGCGGATGCACATCGGGGTTTTCTTCAAGATACTGCTGCATGTTGGCTGTGTTGATGCGTTGGTAAAGCAAAGACATAACGTCTTTCTCTTTGATGAACTTATAGAACGCATCCCAGTCCGTAGGCCAGAATCGTTTATTAGTCCTTCGAGAGATGGTGCCGTGCTGAGTGCGTATAGTTGCAGCCCCTTGCTCTTTGCAAATCTCAAGCAACTGATGAGCGACTAACTCTAACTGCTCTTCTAGTTCACGATCTTGCTTTGCAAGTTCTTTACGCTTCTCACGGATTTTGACATAGACTTTTGCAAGCCTATCAGCATTAACTGTTTCTGACATCGCACTCTCCTTTTTATGAACTGCTGACTAATTATGGGCACCGCAGTTTACATTGTCAAGTATCTTCAACCACATTTTTATAAAGATCGATGAGTCGTGAATGAATATCAACTTTCTCTGACAACATCTTGTAGATACGATGCTCGACTGGGCTGCCTTGCAGATGCACAACCGTACATGGGTTGCGTTGCCCAGCGCGATGCACTCGTGCATTAGCTTGTAGGTAAGTTTCAATAGATGTAATCGGACCCCACCAGACAACGACGTTTGCAGCATGAAGTGTTACACCGTGCGCAGCAGCTTGTGGTTGAATGACTAACACGTGTGGGCTGTCTGTCGTTTGAAAGTTGGCAAATATTTCCGTGCGTTTAGTTGCACTGATGCCGCCATGAATTACCTCAGTGCTAATTCCGTTTGACTTTAACTCTTCGGCAATTATGTCAATGGCATGTTTGAACGGCGCAAACACAATGACCTTGTGGCTTGCCTCTTCTATAACTTCCAGCAGCGCGTTCAGGCGACTCTTGGCATCAAACGCCACCACCTCTCCAGTATCGGCATACACTGCACCGCACGACAGTTGTAATAACTTGTTGAGATTTGCCGCTGCATTGACAGTCGTGATCTCTTCTCCTGCGGCGACCGTCATCATGTCTCTTCGGATCAGCTCGTAGAATTTCTTTTGTTGCGCCGACAGCGGAACATCTCTGGTTACGTACGTCATGTCGGGTAAGTCAAGGCACTCTTCTTTTGTGAATCGTATGGCTGGCTGCAACACATCGTGGACTAGCTTTTCTGATTGCGGCTTGGGTATCCACTTAAACTGTGTAATGCGTTGCATTACCATGTCGCGGAACGCGCCATAGAACTTAGGTACTCCGCTCGGGTTTATTAATTTCGCAAGGCCGTACGCATCGGTGGGCGATTGCGACGCAGGGGTTCCGGTCAGCATCCATACCCAGCTTGTAGGTTTGATCAGCCCGGCTAGGGTCTTCCAACGCTTTGTCTGAACATTTTTGTAGGCGTTAGCTTCATCCACCACAATTAAATCAAAGTTGGCTTTCTCAACTTCTTCCTTGACGATCTCTAGCCCGTCGTAGTTGATGATCACAAACTCTGCGGAACTGTTTATCGCTTCAACTCGTTTCTCTTTGTTGTAGCTGTGGGCGATAGCACATGTCCTGTGCATGGCGAACCGGAATAAGTCCGTCTCCCACGCTGGCTGCATGATGGACAGGGGACACAACACCAACACCCGCTTGATGACACCCTTGTTCAGTAAGTAGTCCGCTGCCCAGATAACGCTCGATGTCTTACCAGTACCCTGCTCGTTGAAACAGAACGCTCGTTTGTGCAGGGTTAGGAATGATGCGGTTTCTTTCTGGTGGTCGAACGGGCGGTACAGTCCGGGCCAGTCATACTGATTTTTGATTGGGGACGGTACGTTCTTGATCCGCAGATTCTTCAGTACCTGAGCTTCTTCAAGCCCCCACTTCACCAGCACTTCGCCGGTATCTAGCACCTTGGCTTTTGGTATGACGGTTGTGATGCGGTTAGGTTCTTTAACGCGCAGCAGCAATGCCCTGTTGTCGATGATTTGCACTCTATCTCCAGACACTGATAGGCCGAAAGTGGTATTCCCACTTGCAGCCTATAAAAAATTACTTTGTAAACTACTTACTTCTTTGCTTCGCGCTTGCTCTTCTCGGAAACTAGGTTCCCTTGGCTATCACGGCGAAACGATCTGTTTGCTGTTTTTGATTCTACACGGACTCCATCCTTTGTGGAACCCCCTTTATCGATGGCTTTGCGGTGGGCTACATCCTTACCATCGCCCTTACTAACCTTGCCATCTTTCAACAACTTCCTACGTGCAGCGTTACGTTCGACCCGATTGTTCTTTTGCTCTTCGGTTCCTTGGTAATTGGCGTATTCACGTTTGTAGTTGCGATCTTCCTTATTCTTATAAGGCATCTTGCGCTCCCCACTTGATTATGCTTGCAACCTTCTCGGCCTCAAGTATTAGCTTCATGGCGTGTAGCAACTCGCTACGTTCTACCCCACCAAAGATTTCAACATCCACAGCCGTTACGTCCTCGACTTTGATGTATTGATTATCCTTCCAACGCTGCTTTATGTACAGATTTATGGTGGCACCACCTGCGTCCTCTAGACTGAGTACCGTTCTTGCGCTGTTACCACTGTCCTGATCACTTGTGTAACCAACATCCATAAAAGCAGGGGGATCATCTGAGTCTGACAGCCGGATAACTAGATCGTTCATCGGTATTCTCCTTTGCCATTATGAATACAATCCTTGACGGGGCACCACTGCCCACACGTGAAGTTTGGGCGCGGGTTCCATACCCCCAGCTCCACCGCTTTTTCCAATCTGTTAACGTCTTCTATCCACTTCGTCCAGTACATACCGGCGCTGTCTTTCTGGTACTCGGTGGTCACGAAGTCGTTTGCCACCACGAACAACAGCCCTGCCTTGATCTTTTTTACCTGCGGGAAATGTTTAAATAAAGCTAACGACAGAATCTCCAACTGCTTGGTGTCGGCGTACTTGGCGGACTTGCTTGTTTTGTAATCCACCACGTAGGCTTTGTCCCCCCGCAGCACGATCAAGTCAGCGATCCCTCTCCACCAAACATCTTTTGCACCGAACTTGCAGGGTTGCAGATCCCTAGTCAAACCAAGGCGTTGTTCGCAAAGCTTGTCCCCATCCATTGCTCGGATGCGCTCCAGCGGGGCAAGCAAGGTGCTGTACTTTGGTGGGATGGGGGTGCCATCTCTAATGTAGTCCTCGGCTGCTTTGTGTACGTCCAAACCAAATCTCAGATGTTCCTGCGGCGGCTCGACGACATCCTTCTTTACCTTGAGTCGGTAATACTTGTGTGGACAAAGCTTGAACATATCAAGCGACGAGTAAGACCAAGCAACTTTAGACTGCGCCATAGTTATCTCCAACCCCAGCTTCACAGTTCAACGGAAGAGTAGCCGCCCAATCTGGACGCCACTGCATACAAGTTTCCACGTATTTTTTAGCATCACGAGCCTCTTCCAACGGAGCGATACACGCCACAGCATCATGCACGGTGAGCACCACTTTGTACTGCTTGGCGATCTTGATCATCTGCTCTGCAATTACACAACGAGCAACAGCTTGGCAGATGTTCTCAACCACCTTACCACCATAAATTTTCACGAGTCCCTTGCGGGTCTTGTATTGGAACTGCTCTTTACCCTCGGGGTCATATATACGCTCAAGCCCGTCGTACCGCTGCCACAACCCACTAGGTAGCAGGAACCCTCGCTCAGTCGGGTCGAACGTAACCGCATCCACCGCGCCGAACGGCGCTGCATTACCACTGATGATGGCACCCAAACATGTATGTGCTTGCCGCCACAACGCTGGAATCTTGGCGTAGGTCTGGCGATACACTGCGATGATCCGCTTACATTCCTCCAGCGGGATGTCCACGCCAAATATTTTTAATTGCGCTTGGAACTTCTCAGCACCCATGCCGTAGCCAGCACCAAGAATCGTGGTCTTCCCCACGAACCGTTCGTCTGCACTAATGCTCTCAACTTCTTTGCCGTAGATAGCGGACGCCATGATCTTGTACACGTCCTCGCCCTTGTCGAACGCCTCGACCAAATCATCCTGCCCTGCCAGCCACGCAACTGTCCGCGCTTCGATCTGCGATGAGTCCGAGTCAATAATGACGTGCCCTTCCGGTGGCTTGATCGATGACTTCAACTTACCTGCGTTCTGCCCTCGGCTTGGCAGGTTCTGTAGGTTGATCTTGTCATCCCCACCCCAACGCCCAGTATGTGCGGCGTAGTACTTGATGGGTACGGGCAGCTTGCCGCGATTGGAAATATCGATAAACCGTTGAGTGCGAGTCTCTTCCAAAGTTGTTTTCGTACCAAGCCGCGCAGCCACTAGCGCTTGTACACGTGGGTCAGGATGCTTTGCCAACTCCTTGAAGTCTTCATCAGTCTTGGCAAACGCCCACGCTTCCTTGCCCGTCCGCGCACTTATCTTGCGAGGTGGGTCAACCCCCAGACTGATAAGCAGTTCTGCAAACTTGTCGTTGGACATCAACGTATCTTTGTCTGATGCCGCCGCTGCCAGAAGCTTTTCTTTCTTGGTCTTAACGTCTATAAGATGCTGCTCCAACATAGCCGTATCCAACTCCAGCTCTGGTTCTACAAACATCTTTAGCGTTGTGTCGATAACCTTAAGTTCTTTCTTAGGAAAAGACTTCATCAGAATACTAAATAAGGTGTGCGTCAAATCCACGTCGTTGCGACAGTACGCACCGTACTGCGCCAACTCTTCTTCCGTGAAATCCACCCTGCGCTTACCCAGCGCGTTGATAACCTCGTCTCCCTTAGCACCGATCTGATAGCGTTCTACCAACGCTTTCAAGCTACCTCCGGCATCCACGCCGTGCAGTGCGCGTGACATACAGAGCGTATCGAACCAGCCTTTGGGGGTGACGCCAAAGTGCCACGACAGAATGGCTCCATCAAACATCGTGTTGTGTGCCAACACAAATGAGTTAGCCCAGTCGTACTGACGCAGATGCTTCCTGAGTTCGTCTTTAGTTCCAGAGAACCATGACGTTTCCTCGTCGTCAACCTTGATACCTACACCGATAACTTCAAATTTATCGTCACGTACGTATTCTTCGGTGGTCAATTTGGATAGGGAAAACTCTTTGTCGTAGTACGTTTCAAAGTCTACGGTGAGTATCATTGAATTCCTT